CTCCTTCCTGCCCGTCTGCGTTCACGAACAAGCCAACACCCTCTTCCGGAGTTCCGGCTCCCGGTTCGTCCAGCAGGATGGCGATGTGGTCGAATTGCATGTTTCGGGCAATCCAGGAGTGTTTCTTCCCCTTCGACTCCCCGGCCTTTTTCTCTTTGTTGGTAAGCAGGCCCGTAGAGAGGTGGATTGGGTCGCTATTGGTACCGGCGATCATCTCATCGAGGCGGTTAATCAGGCGCTTGCCATCAGGCTTTGTCTCAGCGACAGCCTTGTTGATGTAAACGTCCATAACGACCTGGTCGCCGGATTTGCTGACGTTCTGCGCCCAGGCCCCGACGTGATAGGTGTTAATGGCGCGCGGGTCATTAGCGCTGACATACTTGCCATCTACCATCGGGTGCGGGAGAGGCATCAGCTTGCCTTCCATCGTCTGGTAGCTGTTGTTAATCTCCTCAGCCGGGTACAGACCGCCATTCATCACGATGTCATCGACGATCGGGACCGCACCACGAATGACGTAGTGTTCCTGACCGTTGATGGTTGTCATGGAGATATTGGAGGCGTTGATGGCGAGGGATTTAACGTGGATGCTGGATAGCTTCACGTTGCGTCCTCTTAATGAAGTTTGTTTTTGCGTGCCTGGCGGAGTTGCTTCTTGGTGGGCTTAACAGGGAACCACCAACAGGTTTCGAATTTAATAAGCTCTCCTGATGGGCTGACTGACTCGGTCGGTTTTGAATAAATCCAACCATATCCATACAAAGTCGGAGCATGCTTAAGTGTCCACATACTGGCCTCATTGGTGGGTTTAGGCTGCTTTAGCCCATTTTTTTCGTTCGGCAGCCAATTTGTCAGCCAATCCTTCGTTGAAAATGCTGCCGTCATCATTGAGCAGCACCGGGATCTGGCTGCAGTAGCAGTTGTACCGGTTCCCGTTCTCGGCGTAGAAGTCCCGCACCTCTTCGGTGGTGTAGACCTTTCCGTGACGGATGGCGTGCCAGCTGCGCGTTGTGGGCTTGAGCGCCGACAGCCACATCAGGCCGGTATTCAGCCCGAGCCTGTCTGCGGCCCAGTCCGTCTCATTCCACTGTGCCTGGCGCAGTGCACCTACCTGCTCGGTTTGAGCAATAGCCTTGGCTCTGGACATGCTCACGTCGAGGCGCTTACTGATAACGCTGGCCGTTTCCCTCGGGTTAACCCCGCGCGCCACCGCATCGGTGATGATGCCTGTCAGATCTGCCCGGGCGGCATCGCTGATGGCCTTCCAGTCGCTGAACGTTGTCAGCCGGGCAGATGCGATCTGATTAAGGTGACCGGGGCTGCTTAAAAGCTGCTGTAGCGTCGTCTGGCTGGCGTACACCTGCGACTGCTGCGAGAGGTTGTTAAAGGCCTCAAGTGTGCCCCTCCGGGCCTCAGCAGCAACATAATCCATCGCCCACTGGTTCTGATCGCCACCTTCCAGCAGGTAATCGTCAAGAATGGCCTGCACCGCCTCGAGCAGGTCAGCCAGTTCCCTCGGCGATATATCGTAGATGAACCGGCCAGCGTTGACCTGGTAGAGCCGCTGGTCATCGCCGTTAACATGACACAGGAAATGCCAGGTGTGGCTGTTAACCTCACGCTCCCTACCGGTCAGTCGCTGGTCGAACAGAGCTTTCAGCGCGCGCTTGATGTCGAGATACCGGTCCTCGATATCCCTGTACATCGCGGTAACCTGCTTTGCCGACCGCGTAGGGTCAACCTTGCTGCGCGGTACTATCGGCAGGCCCACCTTGACCTTCTGGTCTATCATCAGCGGCCAATGGATCATCGGTAATCACCTTTTCGTCCGGTGTTGGCGGTTCTTTTGGTTCTGGAAGCGGGTCCAGTCCAACAATCTCGCGCAGTTCGTTTGCCGAGAATGGTGGCTCTCCGCCATAGAATCCAGATGTTTTCTGCACGATGTCGGCCAGCTTAGAAGCGTTCTCGATCTTCTCTTTCTCGCCCGGTGCCAGCAGGTCACTCCAGGAGATTGTCACTTCGCCTTTGGTTGGCGGGTCGATTATGCCCAGCGTCCAGAAGCGCTCCAGCAATGCAGTGATGCGATCAGTCAGAAAACCGTTGCGGCGCGTGTTGCGACGAATAGCCCAGTCAGTCTTGTCCTCATTGCTCGCCAGCCGGCCGGTCTGCTGACCAAACAGGATGGTGAATGGGATCTGCACCGAAGCGGCCAATTCGTTTGCGGTAACTTCCCACGTCGGCCCCGGGTCGCCCGGCGTCACGCTGAGCACGCGCATCTGACCGGCCTGCATGACAGCGGCGGCGTCGGTTCCGCGGTTCAGTTTGTTGACCTTGTCACCCATAGCCTGGCCGAGATCGTCATAACCAGCTGCCTTTGCCTGGCTGGCAAGCGTGGCCATGTCCGTGTCTTTGCTGAACTCAACCGCGATCTGACGGCTGGCGTTCTTCAGGAATCCTTCGGCACCGCCACCGGATACTTTCTCCAGGTCAAGCCCCTTGTTGTAGCCAGCTTCAAGCAGCGGGATTCCTGAAAGAACATTGTCGTCCTCCGCCCCCTCACAGAACAGGATCACCCGGCTTGGGTGCACCGGTTCGCCGCGCATCGGCCCGACAAAGTCCTGTTCACCAACCGGCTGCTCGTTGAAGTTGAACATCTTGGGCTGGCCGAAGGTCGAAGAGAGGCGGTCGTTATCCCAGTCAGCGACGGTTAATTGCGGTTCCCACACCGGGATCAACTTCACCAGCGCAGACTCACCGAGGGACTTCACCAGCTTGATGTCGACTGGCTCGCTCCAGGGTTTATTGTCTTTCACCTGCAACAACAGCGCGGAGTAACGCCCAACCATATTGCGGCGATCGGCGTCTTTAACCTTCGACCACAGCTTTTTCATGAAGCGGGTGACCTTCTTCTCCCACGGATTGGTCTCTTTCGTCTCTTCCGTCTCGTCACCGTCGATGATGACCGGGTAATCCTGCCAGCACCCATCCAGCAGGCGGTGCACAACTGCGAACCCGGCGGCGTTGCGACGGTACATGTTGTAGAAATCGCTAAAGGTGATCGTGCGCGGGTAGCCGAATTCATGATAGAGCGTCGGGCGCTTCGTGTTGCCGCTCCCAATGCCAATAGCATTCAGGTAATTCGCTCGCCTCATTTCAGTGGCGAGGTTGTTCACAGCCAGTTGAAGGCCGTTATCTTGTTCGCTCACTGGCGATACTCCTTAGAAGAATACTGCGCCAACCTGCTTGCGGTTGTTTTTCGTCACAGCGAAGTAACGGAAGCCGTCAGCACCGTGTGAGGTGGCATCATGGAGAGGCTTGTCTTTCCAGCAGCCGCGTTTGTCGTCCCACTCTTTCCGGTAGCCCTCAAGGTGAGAGATACCTTCCGAGCATTTCTCCTCATCGAATACGCATTTCGGGAGGATTTCACGCGCCGACTCAATACCGGTATCGATGCCGGCTTTCGGCACCACTTTGAAATTCAATGAGTACATCTGACCATCGATATCGTAACCTTCGCGCGCCAGCTCTTTGCGGGATTTCGCGTCAGCAGCAAACTCGCGGTTCTCAATATCGTGCGGTCCCCAGTGATCGCCATACTCATAGCCCCGGTCTTTTAGCACCTTCATGTAGTGCCTCAGGCCCTCGCCAGAGTTTTCGTAGTAGTCGATGATATGGAACTCTTCGCCAACCTCGCGAACGAACCAGATAGCCGTTGAGTCGCCCACGCCAATATCCCAGAACGTGTGTACCGGGAGGTGTGAGTTATTCGGGATTTGCCCGATCCGCTTGTTGGTGTAGAGCCACCGGAACTGCTTGGCGTAGTACGCGCCTTCGACCGACTGCTGGAACGCCTCGGCCGGTATGGTCGGATATTCCCGCTTCATGTCATCGCCGAGCGTTTTCTCTTTGGCGTAGTACCAGGCCTTCTGGCGATCGTTTACGACAACTCCATGCTTCGCTTCCATATCATTGAAGTAATCAGCCAGGCGCTGCGGTAGCGGCTCTACCGGGTCAATGGCGTACTGCGGATTCTTCCACCAGGAGAAGAAGAAAAACTTCCAATCGAGCGCAGATAGCGGCTTGCCCTGCAGCAATGCTTTCTCTGCCGTCTGGCAGTAATCGAAGAAGTACCCGGCGCGGCCCTCAGCCGTGCTCTCGATAGTGGCGAAGCATCCAGTCGATACCGCCTCAAATGCACCAGTGACGATCTCACGGGCTTTGTCTGGATACTTGGCGCATATCTTCCCGAACTCGGAAACGTGCAGGTATCGCAGCGTACCGCCACGGAATGACGTGCTTACGTAGAGCGAGCCGCCCTTCTTGAATACCAGCTCACCAGAAGAGTCATTGCTCGCCGGATTGGCCGCTCTGATTTCCTTCGGCAATTTGTCGTAGGCGTACTTCACTTTCTCGCGGAACAGGCGCTTGGCGTCATTCAGGGTATGGGCAATCAGCGCGCACTTTGCAGACTCGAACAGCGCCGCGTCCAGCTGGATGATGCATACCTCAGTAGTGAAACCGAGCTGCCGGGCTTTCAGGATGATGTTGCGGGTGTGGATCCCCTCGAAGTATTCCCTCTGCTCAGGCGTCATCCTGAAGCGCGTGGGCTTACCTTCTTTGTCGGTGATCCAATAGAGGTTGTTCAGCCGCCAGTCTTTATCAGCCAGCAGATTAAGGTGCTCAGGTTTCATTACGCCCCCTGAGAGAGCGAATCCATCAGGTCGGACAGTGCGTCAACGACCTTATCTTTTTCGCCTTCGTCCATGCTGTAGGCCTGTCGTTCGAGGCCAATGAGATTCTTCAGCGTCTCGCTCAGAGCCTTCATCGACTTAACGCGCTCAGGCATGCTGATGATGGCATGATAAAGCTCATTCAGCCGGTCACGTCCGTTATCGTCTGGATCCAGCATCAGTTCGCCCAGCTTTCGCAAAGCCTCTACGTCAGCGCACTCGGCCTCAAGCTCATTAAACAGGGCGTTCGCCAGTGTTCTCGCCCGGCGGATGTCGCCGCGATGTACCATGCGAACCGTGGCAATCACCTCGGCAGTGGCCTCAATCAGTACGCGTTCAGACAGTGCCGTTTCGCTGCGTACCTGTTTGCGTACCTCAGCTTTGCGTACCAGATCGTCAGCGCGTTCTTTCACCTTCGCATTCAGGTCGCGTGACCATTCATCACGCTTGGCGCGCTTACGGATAGCACCTTCGCTGATGCCATGTTGCGATGCGATTTCACGGAGGGACATCACTCCGGCCCGGTAAGCCGATTCGATAGCCTCCCAGTCCGGTTTAGCCATGTATAATCCTTTTTTCGATAATCAGGTGAAGAACATATGATTCAAGATCTACTGCTCCAGGCAATTAGCCACGAAAGAATGCGTCAAAAACTACATGACCTTAACTGTTACTTTTACAACCGAAAACATGAGACTCAAATTCGTGATGAGCTTACTTTAATAATAAATAAAATCAGTAACCTAACAGCTTTGAGCGAGCATCCTAAGTGTAGGGCTGGTGCAGTAGATTTATCGATTTATGATTCATCGATTCCGGAAAGTGTAAACGGTGCTGGCATAGCGACAATCGAAATCAAACATCACTACCCGAAGGACTTAGTCTTGCCGCAAGTCAAAAGAGATATAGCGTTGGATATTTCAAGGGTAATATTTTCGCCAACGACTCATTTTATCCACATACTTCAGCAGAGAACATTGCTCGAGCGCCCGTCATTTGGTCGGGTTAAATACCTTAAACAAGATGATGATGACATCAGTTTTTACGTGAAAGGGCTGGAGGAAATGAGCTTATTCCCGAGCAATTTCAAGAAAAAGAGCTTATGCATTGAAGTCCAATGCAAGGTGAAGTCAAAGTACACATTTAACGTATATTCCTTCGAAAAATCAGCAAATCCATTATGCTGACGCATCCTGCCATTACGATGGGTCTACCCATGGTGATGGCTTCGTACGGAAATTCTTAATGTCCCACGCTTACGCTTGTTGTTACCTGGTACGGTGCCAGGATGTACATGACTCTGACGCGGAGAATGCCAACTCCGGGGAAACATCAATAAAAAGAGCACATAAACTGAGACTCCTGTAGCCCTCCTTGTGAGGGCTCTTTTTTTAACCATTATCAAGCGCCCCGGGTGAGACGCTTTGTAATGGCAATAAAAGGGCCGCCTAAGCGACCTCTTCTTTGAAAGATATGATTATAGTAATTTAATTTTCACGTCATAACCTTCCAGACCGGTCATCGCTTCGCGAGCAACAAACTGAATTTCAGAGACTTCTTTTCCTGTTTTTTTTCTTAATTCTGAAATTTTTTTTGCGATCAAAGCGGAAATTTCTTCTTCGGTCTTTAGTGTCAGAGCATCAACTTTCATTTGGGCCTCTTCTGGTTTACTCATATTCCCATTCTCCAGCAAGGTAATAGTTGTTGAATCACTATCTTCTACTATAAATGTCTATAAATTATAGACTAATGATGTTGTCGCTGCATACATCTACCCAACCCTTGCTTTCCTGGCTGGAGGGAAACCCTGATGCATTGGTCTGTGACAAAAAAAGCCCCTGCATCACTGCAAGGGCTTTGGTTATATGATGCCGGGTGCCTCCCGGAGAGTCGTTGGGATAACCACCCGTGACTCGCTGCTTCAGTCGTTCATGATGAGCGCCAGTGTAAAAGAGCCATCCGGTTAATTAGCCCCTCCGCTTAGGGGGATTCACCATAATTCGTTTACAGCATGCATATAAAAAAGCGATCAGTTATCGACATGCCAGTAGGGATTCCCGGGCGTTATTGTCGCTGTGTTCACAGATACTTTTTCACTGCGTTTGAAACTTCTTCCTGAGTTAGCTCTCGATCAGAAGCAACACAAATCTCGAGATGATCCCCCGTCAGTGAATGAATCCCGGTAAGCATTATTTTTAGGGAGACTTCATCACCGTTTGGGTAGCATCGAACAATTGATGTTACAGGCTTAAGTACATTTGCGACCTCTACCTGCTGCGAGTTGAAGAAAACCAATACTTTTTTCATAAATTTGCCTTAGTCCCTCTTGCGTCTGTTTTAAGGCAGATGTCGCTTCGTCTTCAGATAACCGCAAATGTCTAAGAAAGGCCACGCTACTGCGTGGCCTTTGTAAGTATTGCATTCCATTCAGTCCACCATGCTCCGGAGCCACCGGACAAAGCCATGACTAAAGGGCTTCCAATACACCTGTCAGATTGATAATCCATACAGGATGGGTTGAGTCTACATGTTAAACAAAAATCGACACCTTCAAAAAAGGTATAGTTATGTTTGTGTCGTTTTATAGAATATATGAACGCACTCGAACTGGAATCAAAGTGTAATCCACTACTTTCATACGAAAGGTTAGAGGTATTGTTAGCAAGCTAAATTTGGAGTTGTTACTGTGAGCTGCGCGACGACTCTATCTTCTTGATGCTGGCCTTATCAATGTTGCACTGCCCTAGCGCTGATAACAGGCTTACATTCCAATCCAGGCTGGTCCCATAGGTCAGCGGATCGGGAATTGCAGGTTGCGGCGTCTCAGCTATCAGGTTTGCCGGCAGCGGTACCATCGGAACCGGTACGTACACTGTCCGCGTACTTCCGCAGCCGGTCAGCAGCTGCAGCAGGCACAGGCCGACGAGCGCAATCATCATTCGCAACAGCCACTTTGATATCTGCCTGGACTCTCTGTGACTCCAGTGCGATCTGCTGTTTTGCATTCTGATTTGCCTCGGAGATGGTGTTAATAATGCTCACCGCCTGAATGACATTGGCGGTAATGGCGTTTGCAGACTCGGCTTGCTGCTCAGCTCTATCTGCCCGTATTTTTTCACGGCTGGCCTTGTCGCTGTAATACCAGGCCGACCAGCACGCTCCGCCGAACAGGCACAGGATGAACACGACGATCGCAATGAGGTAATGGGATTTCATCAGAACACTCCCGGCGCTGATGCTGGCATCCCAGGGTTAAGCGGCCCGACACCACCATTGAATAGTTGCGGCTTTTGCTGCCATTCACAGACTTCGCGCTCAATCTCGCGCCGGGTGATGAGGCCCTTCCACTGCTGGCCACCAGCATACGTCCAGCGCTGCAGCTCTTTGCACGCGCCCGGAAGATCGCCAGCATTCAGTTTTTTCAGCAGCGTGGAGCGACTAAACGCGCCAGCGCCCACGTTATAGGTGAACGAGTAAAGCGCCGCCCGTGCAGTCTCAGGGATGCGGACCTTAATCAGCGGATCGATGGCTGCCGCCACCTTGCGCAGGTCGGACTGCAGCAGAGCATCGCACTCTTTGTCGGTGTAACGGTGACCGCGGCGAACGTCGGCGCCGGTATGTCCATCACATACAGTCCAGACGTCAACAACATCCTGATATGCGTAATAGCGCCGCCCTTCCAGCCCGTCAGCATTACCCAGCATGACTGCGGCAATGGTTATCGCGCCCGATCCGCCCAGGATGGCCTTCACGAGCTTACTTTTCAGCGTCGGGTTCATTCTGGCTCCTGTCGCGGCGATTATCTTCGCGGATTTTGAAGTACAAATTTGTCAGGTACGTAAGAACAGCGACAACTATGCCCACCAGCACGCCGATGGCGTTCCATTGCTCAGGGCTGTATGCGTTAAGGATGCCGTTCAGCACGCTCCCCGCAGAGGCGCCGTAAGCCGCGCCGGTGGTTATTTTGTCCATTCGTGACATCTCTCACCTCCGATAGTTTCGGGGTGCTGTGCGGTGTGAAGGGATCAGGCTCTCCGGATGAATTAACGACAAAACGAGTGATGGGTGTTTCCGGGAGCCTGAAATAGAAAAAGGCCACCAACCGGCAGCCTTGAGAATAGATATTTCCTGATGAGATGTAGATTGTGGTGCCGGGTGCCTCCCGGTGACTCGTTACCAGTTATGCGAGTCGCAAGCATATTTATAGATAACTTTAACTGGTTTGCCCCGCCGCATAGGGGGATTCACCAGTATTAAATCTAGACAAGTTTGAGCAAAGCACTAATCCGATCTTCTAAAAATCAGGTGGGGATAGCGGACCCTGTAATACTTTAGCCTCGCCGTCATGGCAGATGTCATCGCTTTGCGTGAGATGCCATACACCCGTTATGGTTCGACCCGTTTCGAGGTCTTCGGTTTCGTCGTTGGTGAAGTACGCAACCTGAACCCTGCCGTTGTGCTGTATC